AGATCTGCTGCCTCCAGCCGAACAGACGCAGCAATTCCATTAAACTGAGGAAATCTCTGTAATGTATTTGATAAAGCAAGCATTCCTTCTGGAGTAGACAGATCAGCACCAGACTGTTGTACTTGTTGAATTATATCTTGGATTCCTTGTGCTCTTTGAACTTGTTGAGAAGGTCCAAACATTGGAGCAGCCCCAAAACGCTCTGCTGATCTTAATCCATAATACACAGCCCCTGGTGCTCCTTGAGAAAGTTTAGCAATATCCATTGCTCGTCTTTCACCAGCAGCATACATCTGTTGTTGAGCAACCTCTGGAGTAAATCCAAATAATGATTGAACTACGCTTTGATCTGCCATAATTACCTCTTAGAAATATTGTCCGTAGTCTTGATTACCAAAAATGTATCCAGTACCTTCCCCACCAACATAATTAGGATTATTATAAATTGACGGTACTTGCTGTGTAAATAAATTTCCAAATAAGTTTTGAGCCTGTGTTCCAAGACCAGATGTTTGTCCAGCTTGTACTGAAGCGGCATTTAAATACAATGGAGCTGCCTGCTGGAGACCAAATAAAGATGATAATCTCTGAGCTTCTGCATTTTTAAGAGCAAGGTTAATTTGATCTTGAGAAAGGCCTTGAGCACGTGCCAGTTGATTAAGTTGTTGAATATCAACATTTTGGGCCTGCGTCTGAAGACCAGCAGCAAGTTGTTGTTGTCTTGTTGCCTCTTGAGTACCAAACTGTTGTGATTCTAGTGCTTGACGAGCACGAGCAGTCTCTTGTGCAGACAGCAAGGATTCTAAATAAGGATTAACACCAGCAACACCGCCACCAACAGTGGGTAGATTCTGACCAAAGCCGCTTAGACCACGGCGTTGCAAATTAGACAATAAAGTCTCTTGCTCGCGAATACGACCAGGAGCAGCTAATGCCTCTATTTGTCCATACAGTGTCTGCGCCGCTTGAGCAGGATTTATAGCCGACACTGCCGATTGAGCTTGTTGTAAGGCTGTTTGTTGCAACTGTTGGTAGGCAGGCGTAGCAGTCATTGTAGCGCCAGTTGGACCAAGCGTAGTTGTTCCCATACCTGTTGTAACAGTATACGGAGTAAACGGAACTTGTGCTGCTCTTCCGGCGGCTTCTGCCTTTTGTTGAATTTGTCCTGCTCTTGCTTCTAAGTCTGAAGCAATCTTAGATGCAGTTGCAAAATCTATACCAGCATTTAGAAGATTTTGTAATGTTCCACCCTGTCCAAATAAACTTTGACCAAACATATTACCCAAGGTTGATCCAGCGCCTTGTGCTACAGAATTTAATAATGAAGAACCTGCAGCGGCTCCTGCAGCAGTTCCTGCAGCGGTTCCACCAATAATACCTAAATTAGCAGCTTCTCCTTGAGTCAGCATATTAGAAACCGGAGTTACTGCTTCTTCTCCTGCCTCTTGAATACCCAAATCTGCTAATGAAACACCACCAGCACCTTGACTGTTTAGTGCAGATGTAATAGCACTTGTTGTTCCACCCTGTAGTGCCAAAGACGCTGCATTTTGAGCAATTGCAGGATCGATACCAGCAGCAACTAGATTAGAAGCAATCTGATCTGCTCCAAGTCCTTGCGCGGCTTGACTAACAGCATCAGCAGCAGCCATTGATGCTTGGCTGGCTTGACCACCAATAACACCAAAAGCATCTTTGTAATCACCGAGGCCAACAGAATCAAAAACATTTCCTAGTTCGCCGGACAAGTTTAGTGCAGATCCAGCACCAGATATAGCGCCAGCAATTAAGCCTTTCTCTACATCACCAGTAATTAGGCCAGTAGAGACACCGCGAACAACTGCGCTGCCGAGAGCTTGTGCAGACAAGCCAGTTAAAGCACCGCCACTAAGAGCACTTCCTATGCTTGCAGCAAATGCTTGACCACCAGGAGTTAGCGAAAGAGCAATACTACCAGCAATCATTAAGGCCTGACCTAAATCAGAACCAAAAAAGCCACCATCGTCTTGCGGAGTAGCGGTTCTATTAACACCAGTGCCTACGAAGTTGCCTTCGGCATCCTTACGGAAGAAGGTATAGATACTGTTTCCTTCCTCACCAGTCCTGTATCGGAACAGACCAGGAACACCTTTAACTTCTTTAACCTTGATGCCTTCTGCTTTTAACTCTTCAGGACTAAATGCCTTACCAACAAATCTCTCTGCTCTCTGGATGGTAGTTGTGGCAGTATTGCCTGCCTTACCAAGATCGTACTGGACTATCTTGTCTAGACCAAGACCAACCTTGGTTCTACCAGCCATAGACAGATCTGTAATACCTAGTGTGTCATACTTAGATGCCGCAGTCTGTAATCTTTGATTAACATTATTGGCAGTTTGACCAGAATAGGTAGCGGCATTGGAGAAGAATGTAGGTTGTCCTGCAGTCATCAGTGTCTGACGACCAGCAGCACTAAACATATCTTGAGCATTATTATACTCAGCAGTGTTGGCTTTCTTTTCTGCTGATAATGCCTTACCTTTTACGCCTTCACTCCTAAGCGCAACAATCTCGGCCTTCTGTGCAGCAGCAATACGAGCAAGTTCAGACCGTTCTGCCTTAACAGCAGCCTTTTCTGCCTTAGCTTCTGCTTTAGCGGCGGCTTTTTCTGCTTTGGCCTCTTCTTTAGCGGCTTGTTTTTCTGCCTTCGTAGCCATTAGTATGTACCTCCACTGATAGTTCCAGTATAATCACCGCTATTGGTTAGGCTAGTAACAGTCACAGCGCCAGCCGATACAGTTCCAGCGGTAACAGTGCCAGTAAATGTAGGACTTGCCTTGTCTGCCTTTGTAGCAACAGCAGTTGCAATGTTGGCAAACTCAGTGTCAATCTCTGAACCACGGACAACCTTTGCAGGATCTCCAGTAGTCAGCGTATCCTTCGCTGTAAAGTTAGTCGTTTTGACGTAATCACTCATTATATTGTCCTTCCAGTTACTGCATAAATATCAAGTTTTTGAACAGAGACAGGATACCCGTCTACTTCAGCATCAAGACCGATTTGCACCACATTGCCGTTACCAGACAACTGCTTCTTCAGATTCTCAATCGTAATCGAAGAAGAATACTCAGCAATGCCGTATTCGGCAATACCATATTCTGAAACATCTGCAGCAGGCGTAACTACCCGTGCAGTCTTATAGTTGGTGGCGTAATCAAAAGCCCACCGAATATCAAAGGTTGTAGAACTGGCGCCAATGGTAACGATACCAATCTTCTTTAGCATCTTAATCACGGACGGTGAGCCGAAATCAAGATAAGGAGTATAATAAGAAAAAGTATATGTTGTTGCGTTATCGTTGTAAGCATTGTAAAGTGCAATCCCGTTTGTCTTACCAAGCAACAGTCTGTTATCATGCGTATTGTACAACGACAACGGAGAAATGCTATCCCAGATCGTTGCTCTAGCGGAGCCATCCTGTAAGAACTGACGTAAGTCAAAGCAGAATGTAAAGCCGCTAGTGGGCATAGTCAAAAGATAGAAAGCCTCTGACTCAGAATAGACACTGCGAACAGTCTTCTTGTCTTCTCCGGCAACATAGCCCAGTAACTGATCACGAACATTACGACTGATGTCACGCACAGGCGCTGACTTCTCTTGAATGGTACGGCCAATGCTGCGGATGCCTGAGTTAGACAAGAACAGAATATCGGTACCAATCTTTTGCACAGAATCACGAGCAATACAACCAACACCAACAATAACATCTGACAAAGTCAGGTTATCAATATCGTTAGCGTTAGAGTAGATTACAATGTTATACTCACAGAACACAATCAGGAAGTTGTTGTGCTCTGCCAATGCTACAATCTTATCGCCACCAGGGACTACTTGTTCTAGGTTAATATAACCAGATCCTACACCAGAAAGGTTGTCTCCGTCAAGTAGTACAGAATAATAAACTGTGTTATCATCTGTGCCAATATCAGCAAACCATGTACGACCATAGGCAGCTAAGGCACAGTTAGGAGTAAAGGTAGTAACTGTGTATCCAGTAGGCACAGAACCAATATCGCCAAGGCGCTGGAACCCAAAAGCGCCAGTATGTGCGTGAGCAGTAGAGCCTAGCTTGTGATAGATCAGCGTAGGATGTCCTGCTTGTACCAGATAACCGTGAGGAGAATTGGTTGTTCCTGCCTCATACTGTGCTTGAATGATCTGCCAGTTATTATCTGAGATTGTATAGGACACATCACCAGAGTTGGTAGAGTTACGGACAGTCTTCTCTGTCATCGTAGTCTCACCTGTGAATAACTTATTGTTACCACAGGCAATCATTGTGTAAGTGGCATCCCCGTTATTAAACTCAAATAGAACCTCTGGAGCCGATGATGTGCCACCAGACGAGGTACGGTATGTCCAGCCTTTACGAGCCGCTATACGACCTGATTTGTCGATAATAGCGTTATTGGCAGTCAAAGCAAAGGACTGATCCATGCTCACACCAGAGTCTTGGCTGTTTAAGCCAAAGAAGCCTGGTGATGTTAAGGTTGCGTATTGTAGTGGTTTGTTCGGCATTATATTGAATAGAAAGAGAACTCATCAGGTCTACGGTTTGCTTCAACAGCAATCCGATCTGCTAGTGCCTGTTTAGCAACAGCGTACTGACTGCTAACATTGACACCACCGTCTTCTCCACGCTCTTCAATAGCCTTAGCCCAAGCAAGTGCAACAATAGGAACTTTAGGTAACTTAGTCGAACTTGAGTTAGCACTTAACTCTGCCTCTGGCGTATAAGCATCAACTTTAATGGTATAGGTTGTGTTTGGTACAGGAAAGATCTGAATTTTAAGATCACCGCTGCCATCTAGGCCATCAGTAGACCAATAGGCAGGTATTCCGTATAGAGTCTGGGCCGCTAATTCAATGTTTTCAATAAAATAGTCATGCGATCTTTCTTCTAGGTAAAGACGGTTAGTAGTGTTGTAAACACGATGAATCCTAGAAGCATCTCCAGCACCAGTAACAGCATAAGAAGTCGTACCATTTGATGTAGAGATAGTGTAAGTAGTTGCTAATGCTTCCCAGTCCCAAGCATCTTCAACTTCACGCTTGGAATCGTTGACTAACTTGCCAATCAGAGCACTGTAATCATTTTCAGTTACAGACGCTACCGTAGGCTCTCTTAGTCTTGTCAACACATCGTTGACTAATTGTAAGTATGTAGTTGCCATTATCTATTCCAATAGTGTTGAAAGCGCTAACTCAGCGACAATCCCATTTGCGTAGTGCTAACGCCTTCCGTGTTGGTCGGCCTTTTTCATCTTTAAGAGGTCCTTCAACCCCTGCCATTCTACTGCAGAAGGACTTACGTCGTGCTGCTGCCTTGGGCGACTTTTCTGCCTGTTTTGCGGATACCGGTGGCTTGAGATTAGAGCCTTCAGTACGCTTGAAATAGGCTCTACCTTTGGCATTTAAGCCACCTTCTTTGTTTTGATAGACCTTCTTGACCATTATTTCTTCGCAGTCTTCTTGGCTTCTTTAAATGCTTTGGTAGTAGGGGCGCCTTT